TTGTATGCTTACTTTATTGCCTGCCGTTGGATAATCAGGATCAGCAGTATCAAGTAGTAATTTGAATTGACTGCCCTCAATAGCTACTGATGTAATAGTAATTAGCGCCCCTGTCGTTGCATTTGTAACAATCCATGCACTAGGGGAACTAAGTTCAGTTGCATAAAGAGTCGCAAGATTCACGCCGCCACAACCCGATACAGCATTAATCAGATAGTCACCAGCAGGGGAGCCTGATTTAATTGATCCTGACAATTCAACATCAATCATGCGCGGCATTACACCAGTGATATCAAATCCTTCAGGCAATGTGAAGTATGTACGGGCTGAGCGCATTTGGTTGCTATCACCAATCTTAAATTGGATCATATACTTTTCACCTTCTGCACCTGTTGCAAGTGTAAGGTTAGGTACATAAACCTGAGCCATTGTAATCCCCTTCATTGCATCAGCACCTGTTGAGTCTTTGGTAGCTACGCCGGAAATTACATTGCCATGAGCTGCGATGAAATCAAAACGGTCTTGGCTTAAATGCCATTTCGTAATATTCTTATAAGCACATGCGCCACCTTCCCATACAGTAGCATTATAGCCTACCTTACCGACAGTTAAAACGCGCTCCTGACCATTACCAGCAGTTTCGTTTTGGCCGTCTGTATTGGCAGCTTCTATTGTAACATACTGCAATGACAGATACCAACGTCTAGCGGGATCATCCAATGTTGCCTTCATCATCAAGTAGGCAGGGAAATCCGTAAATGCCGAAAGGGGAATCTTCTCACCCCTCGGAATAGCAATATTATAATCAATCTGACCAAGATTGGGAGGACATTGTGAGAACCCCTGATTGGCCGATCCACTGGTACAGTTACTTTGTTCCCAAGCTGGCATATTTTAACATTTTTTTGAGTTAATCGTTAATTTAAAATCTTGTAATTGAATTAAATCCAAATATTCATTCAATATCAATCCTTCACTCCCGTAAATCCCTTCCTTACCGAAATATTTTCTATCCCAATAAGTCATGTCAAATTGATTCGGATCTTTAGCCCCTAAAAAGTAAGACGAAAGCCCAATCTCTTTGTATAACTGATCTCTGATAGGATAAAGGATAGGATTGAAGTTTACTGCCTGACGTTTTGCAGAGTCGAAATTCTTATTGGTGTAATGGAATATAAGTATCTGCAATGTTGCTACATTTTGGCTGATTGGAATGTCTTCCAACAGCACTACAAGCGGAAATTTATACTTCGCATCCTTTGTGCTTTTGGTCATGTCAGTTAGCTTATTGCAGACCTCATTCCAATGGCCATACATGTAGTTTACGGCATTGATACACTTGTCAGACTGCTTTATTTGTGGAGTAATCTTCGCAGATACACGCGCCACGATATCCCCCATTTCTTCAACCAATGGCTTCATATTCCGAACGTGTTAATTGGCGTGAAGAAAGGAATGTTTACTGCCTGTTTATTGTAAGCTGGATAACTATCAATATTGACATTCAGATACGGCCACAAAGTAAACTGTATATTCATTGCGTTATTGAATTGTGTGACCATCTTAAAAGCAGGAGTAGTAATCGCAGCATTCTCTGTCTGAGAAATAGTCTGACCTACAAGCGTCGTATTGGTCATAGCATTACGCCAATACCAATAGTAAACATATTGAGCAGTATATTCCCGTAACCCATCCCATTTGTATAAGATGCCGTTTGAAGTATAATCATCACCATCAACCAACTTCTCGTATTCAGGAGTTGTCGATCCGTCTGTTCCAATGTTCGCCAGCATATCCTTATAGAATCCATACCCCATAGCGGCGCTAAGAAATATTGGCTCATACTTTTCAATGGCAGCGCAAAGTTCCTGAGATACCCCAGAACGGCTATTTTCCGTTCCAGGGATCAGGAGTTCATTTATGAAATCAGATACAGATAGTAATGTCATTACTTAGTAGGCGTAGCCCATTTATTTTTAATCATCTTTTCAGCAACTGCTGGGGCAAGTTCGATTTCTTCGCCTTCTTCGTGATAAGGAGCCGTTTTAGTCGCAATGACTTTCACCTTATCAGTGATGTCAATGATCTTAGCCCTTTGGCCATTTTCTTCTTGAAATTCGTTTTCGTAATTATTATTCATGATTTTCATTTTTATTATACTGCTGTAATGGCTGTTTTAACGTTTGCGAATGTATCGGCAACAAATGCTGTAACATTGTTTGCACTCATGAACTGATGGAAACGCATTTCACCAATCGCGGTAACAAGGTTTTTACTGAAGTCATCATTTTCCCAACCGAATTCAACATGGAAGTCTTGGTACATCATGATCTTGTATTTGCTCATGTCACCAACAAGGAACTTACCAACTGGAATGCCATTATCTTCAATCACACGAGCGCCTGCAATAGTTTTATAACCATCGGTAGCAAAGCCTGGATCTTGATAAACACCCGCAGTAACCGCCTTCTCCATTTCCATATTCGCAGCATCGACTGGATTCAGGAAGATGGTATAAGGGCCAGTATTGCCAAGGCTATTCAATTGAGCGATAGCTGCCCGAATAGCATCTGCGTTTGTAGGATTTTTAGTCGTTACACCGGTAAGTGTATAAAGTGGAGCAAGCGTAAGGATGCCGGCAGGATTGGTAGATGAGGAAACACCAGTAAGAACAGCAGCATTAGCAGCGGTCTTAACTTCATATTCAAGCTCCTGGCGTACCAATGTTTCAAATGAAGGGATATCATATAGGATTTCTGTAGACATCTTCATGCGTTCTGCTACTTTCTTAGGTACAGATGTTTCAGTTACTAAGTCAAAAGATGCCAGTGGTTTCAAAACGCCTTCACCGATGAATGCAGCATTACCTTGTTTGTTGGTTTTGTTGATCCATGGGAACGCTGGCAGATTAGTACGGCCTTTTGCAATAGTATCCCAGAATGTAGGTTGCTTACGAATCAGGTCATTAACCTCAGCACCTTGAGCAGCATAATAAGCAACTGGAGAAAGAGCCGTAGTAGATAGCATCATTGTGCCAGCAACTTTCAATTGCAATGGTTCAAGAGTTACGCCTTTGTGGCCTGCTTTAATCTTATCAAGTGATTCCTTGTTAGCTTCCTGCCATGCTTTAATCTGACCGCCAGTACTCATATCTTTTGGAGTAGCGTTGGCAGCCTTCAGGTTAGTAATTTCTTCACCTTGCGCACGCATAGCGGCTTCCAATGATTCAACCTTAGCAGATTTTGTTTCCAGTTCTGCAATCTTTGTGTCGCGTGTGGTAAGCTCCGATTTGATGCTCTCCGCAGCCTTTTGACTAACCTGACCTAACAGGCTATCGATGTCTTTTTGTTCCATTTTAAAGTGTAATTTTTAAGTTCTTAATAGCTTCATCGAAAGAAGCCTGTTTTATCTCGATTGTCGGCTGCTGCTTTTCTTCAGTGACATCGGTCGGCTGGTCCAATTCAAACAGTGACTTTAATTCTTTAATCTTTGCCTCTAGCAACTTGCCTTTAGCGTCTGTATAGTTGCCCTTTCTACAACACAACTCTAACCATTCAATTGATTGAGTAATGGTGGGGGAGTCTAATGACTTTAAGTCAACGAGTGGTGTGTGTTCATTAGCCCCCCAATTAGTTAGTGTGGAATATTCCCACAGGCGATATTCACTAATACGCCTATTATCTTTCTGATTCCTTTTAATTACGTCAAAACCGAACGAATGTTCCAGACTCTTACCGTTTTCAGCATATAGCTTGTAATCCTCGTAAGTATCACGGCTGATTTCCTTTGCCATGTTGAACTGACTTGTAGCCATCAGGTAACGGTCATCAGCTTTCAATTCCAAAGGAACACCCAACAGAATACCTGTGTTATGATTCAAGAACCACTTAACACGGTTGAAGTTTTCCTTGATAGTCTTATCAAAAGAACCAGGTTCGGAAATATCATCATCACTATCCAATACATTGAATGCATTGATAGCGTGCTTCACTCGTCCTTTAGAGTCCAAGTCCTCAATAAGTCCTTTAGATAGGCTCTTGTGTTGTCGGTTCATTTGTTACTATATTTTGTTGAGCATATTTACTTTTAAACCACGCATCGTATTCAGGCTTGTACATATTGAACTCTTCGCCTGGTAATCTATCCATATCAAGTTCTTCCCGCCAATCATTTAGAGTTATAAGTCCCGCTTCCCATGCAATCTTATTGGCATCACTCACTGCCTTTTGTCCTTCACCCTTTTCCTTCTCGCTCTTCTGCAATGCTGGGTTATCATCGTAATTGAATACGAATTCGATTCGCTGTTCAACCGCATTCAATCCCCGCTCTAACTGTTCAGCAATGTTTTGTGCTTCAGGAATGATAGTATTTTGATAGAGCGTTATGCCTGAATTTGTGATGTTATTGAATGTCGATTGGTCACTATGGGCTGAAAGTGGATAAGGATACCCGAACATTTCATAAATATCCTTTGATGACTTTATGTAGCTCTCATGAAGCATTAACTCACGAGTAGCAACAGATACGGGAACCCAATCAAGATTTGCATTAGTGACAATGTATTGGTTCATTGAACGGCTAAGGCCATAACCACCTAAATCACGCTGCAATTGGTCCTTCTCATCCTTCAGCAATGGGACAGTTCCTGATATGTCAGTAGCTCTATTGGCGAATATGCCTAAAGCCCCCCTTTTCTGTATCATTGTTATTTCTGCTTCCAGTGATGACAATACGATACTGATAGGCTTCTCAAGATTTGTAACTCTGCTTTGTGGGAGGAGTGTGTTTGGGTCAATCAATGCAGAACTATCGGCAATCATCATGATATCTGATGCGTTCAACTTGATTCTTCTTCCATCCCATTCAAGCCAAATCCTATTAACCATTTCCTCCTTAGTAATCTGAAAGAATGGTTTGTTGATCGGCTCGAAGTATAGCATCTCAGCAGGAATACACCACATCGAACTAGGGATATCCTTAAATCCTGCTGGATAGTTCTTTAGCACAACACAATAACCGTACAACTGAACGTATGAATAAAGTTGTTTCAGAAATTGCTTCTTGCTCTGAATAGGATTAGGCATATCAAACAATGCATCCCATTGTTTATACTGACCACGAACAAAATTTCCAGTGTTAGCGTTCAGTACTTCTAGATTACCAGTCGCAAATGCTTCAGCCTTCTGACTAATGACAGCCGATAATGGCGGGCAATGTTGATACAGCCATCTGAGATTCGCTGGAGATTGACACTTCTGCCATTCTACGTTTCCGTTATATTCAAAGAACTGTATCGCGGGATTGCTAGGCACTTGCACAGGAGCATTCCAACCAGTATTACCTGATTGAAACATTGACTTAATCGACTTAACTAATCCTTTACCAAATGCCATAAAATGAAAAAACGCCACTCATGCAACATGTGCATAAATGGCGTTCTGGACGCTCTTTTGTTATATGTCTACTTTATCTTACCGCTTCACTACATTAGTAGTTCCGCACTTTGTACATTTTACTATCACATCAGCACTCTTTACATCCATCAATCTCTTACCGCATTTAGGATTGCAGCATGAGACAATAGTATAACCTTTCGTGACTGGTTGTGAATTCATCGCGCTAATATACAGATAATGTGGGAATATGGACAATATTAATGTTTTACCACTTAATTATATTATCAGGATCAATGTCCTTTTTCAATTCTTTAGTGCATGTTACTTTGTTTTGTCCTACTTCTGGATATTCGGTAATGGGCAATTCATTATTCTCTTTATTATTAAAAAATTCATCTGCTGTCCTTTTAATTTCTTCTCCAAGATCTTCCATGCATTCTTCTTCAATCGTTTTTGGGAAGGCCTTTTTATAATCCTCTTGAAGTTGTTTAAATTTTTCGTTTGTCATATTATAATGTTTTATGCAATTTACTAATTATTCCACATCCAATGCCCATAATTGAGGGAATTGTGATTCAAAGAAACTTGCGCCCATTTCTGCAACGTCTGGCGCATCATCATGCTTATTACCAGACCCAACAGCCTGTATCCGCAAATAGCTTGTCAAATTCCTCATGAACTTAGCGTACTCTGGGTGCATCTGCCAGTCTTTTCTAAATCTGAAATGTCGTTTGATAAATGAACTCTTTGCCACAATCCGTGCATGCTTAGCAGTAGTTGGGCGGAGTGACCTGATTCTGCAATTAGGCGCTACTTTACTCGCCTCCATCCTGATACGCTGAACCGATTGCTCCCAACCCATCACACCCTCAATGCCCGCGTCATTCACCCCATGCTCTACTATCTTTTTCACTACTGCAGGTTCGTTCATATCGGCTCCCATCGTATTGTAAATGACATCTTCAATATCTATCCACTTGCCTCGCATCTTACATACTATCGCCGCGAAGTCATCTCCTCCAAGATTAGCAGGATCAGCAGCAAGATAGATATAATCAGCAGGCACATCGAGTTGGAAGTCGTAATAGTTCAACTCATCAGCAGCAAATAATAAACCAGCTTTGGGCTTAGGATTCTGCATGTGCTGACGCTGAAATATTATTTCATTGTGCGCCTCTAATGAACGTAGCTCTTCGATTGTATGCTTATCTGGGCAAAGTGCTGTGCCATCTTCTTTTATTGACGGCATTGATAGTACATGCCACACGCCGCCTTTATCAACTGTCCCTTGCTTCCTGATAAGATATCCAGCCAAATCATCCTCATGAACTCTTTGCATTATTATGATGATAGGGGTATTCCGGCTGTTCACACGGTTGCTGATGGTTGAATCGTAACGATCATTTACCCTATTCCGTTTCGTGTCAGAATCAGAATCTTCTGGTTTAATCGGATCATCAATAACAATAGCACCGGCGAATAGACCTCTGGTGTTCCCCATATCCCTTAATGCTTCTATCAGTTCTTCCTCACTCAAATCTGTTTGGCCAGCACCAAAACCTGTAACCTGTCCACCAGCAGCAGTAGCATAAACGCCGCCTCCCGATTCGGTGAACCATTTTTGTTTCCCCCTGCTTCCTAGCTTCACCTTTACTTCTGGAAATAGTTGCTGATAATCTTCTGATACAACCAAATCTCTGACAGTTTCAGAATTATCGAGAGCGAGATTATCAGCATAGCTAAGATGAATAAACTTAGCCGAAGGATTAATACATAGGCCGTGGGCGATAAACGCCTTGACAGCCAATTCTGTTTTTCCATATCTGGGTGCTACATTAATTATAAGCCTTGTGATATCACCTTTAATAACCTTATCCAATACATCGGCAATCTGTTTCAAATGCTCCCACTGTGCAAACTTTCGTTTGTACTGAGCCTTGAACATATACCTAGTAAAAAACCAAAAATCGCTTTGGCATAATACCTTAGCGACTTTCAACTTCTTTATGTCTTGTGGGGATAATGGCACTATTCGGGATTAGTTTCTTTACCGTTTTTAATATAATTAAACAATCTGTCAACACTATCTATGATCATTTGGGCTGGCATTGGGCCATGCGCATCTCTTGAAAAGAGTTTTGTCAATTCAAGTCGTAGATCATAATCCTTTGATGCCTCTCGTTCTTTTATAATACCATCAAGAAACTCTTGTTGTTCAGCCGGTTTATTAAAACAGTTTTCCATATTGTATATAATGTGTTGTTTTAGTTCGTCTTCAATTTTCCCGCTCATTTTGGCAATGTTTATCAATTCTTCGAACATGTTAAATATCTCCTTCTAATGATTTTTTAATTTCAGCAGCTTCTTGAGCGGTAACTGTGATATTCATGTTGGTATTCGTTTGGGATACTTCTGTCTTGTCACCATACTTCCTAGCGTTAAGTCTTGCAGCAGCCCATTTACGGGCATCAACTTGAAGTTTAGATCTATTCACGTTGGCATTATTCGCCATAGTACCATTGTCAGTATCAATCAAATCTCCGCTCTTGTCATCTGCAATTTCCAATATTTCGTCAACTAAAAAATCCGCCTGATCCCTCTTTGCTTGCTCGTACATGGCCGAAAATTCTGATTTTACCCTTAACCATTCCCTTATCGTGCCATAAGGAACTTTTATCTCTTTAGCGATAGTTGCAATGCTTTTACTTGATGTAGCAACCCTATCGCAAAAATCTTTAGCAAATTCAACAGTGTAATCAGTTGGACAGCCAACGGGTCTTTTGTCTGCCATAATCCTAAATGCTTATTGCGTCATCGTATGCATAATCACTATCACGTAATCCTGCAACTGATGATTTGATTCTAAAATAAAAATGTTGTCCTGGTGATGGAGTATTCAAGTCGATAGATGGAGAATAAGATCCATTGTAAATGTTCACAACTCCAGTAGAGAAATCAGACACCATTGCATAGTCGATTGAATAAACATATCCGTCTCCCATACTATCCCAAGTTAACGACATAAGGGATGCAGATGGCGTAACCGTGAATAAAGTAGGCTGTAAGGCTTGAGGTTCGCTTGAATTTATAAAGTCGATAATAGAGTCGGCTTCGTCAATTTGATCGCTTAAAACGGCATTCTGTGACGTTAGCTCGTCAATAGTAGCAATATTAGCATCCAGAGTCTTTTGAAGACCTGCTTTTATGTTGGTTATCGTATCGAGGTAGATGTCTGCCATGCAATGCAAATATGCTAAAAAGTAATGAAATTACCAAAAATCAGAGTTGGCTACGCTTAAATGCTATGAGTATCAATGATGTAGTATTTTTGTAGCCAACTCGGTGCATTTGTAGCCAACTTTTTCAAAACGCTCATAACCAATTGATAATCATAATGGTTAACTCACTTTTGGCCAAAAAGTTGGCTACAAGTTGGCTACGCTTTATCGAGTGAGTATCAATAAGTTAACTTTTTTGTAGCCAACTTTTCACAAAAAATCCACTTTCTCTATAGTAACATGAAAAAAAAATTGTAGCCAACTTCACTATAAGTAATATTACTAACGTAATATACTATTAACTTCTCCCCCTCCTGCGTTAATTGAAAAAAGTTAGCAACATGGCTACAAACAGTAAAATAGTATTGATTACCAGTTAATTAAGCGTAGCCAACTTGAATGAAAAAGTTAGCTACAAAATAATCGAAGTTAGCTACAAAAAGATAAGTGATTGATGTACATAGGAATTAAGCGTAGCTAACTCGGTTAGCAACATAAAAAAAGCGCCCAAAATGAGCGCTAATTGGTGAATTAATCATTAAAACTGGTGTCTAATCCTAGTTGAAGCATCTTCCAACG